GCAGGCAATCAATACCTATATAACCATGAGCTTGGGTACGATGACGACGGATCAGCTATGAACTCGTACATCGAATCATCTCCCATCGACATCGGTGATGGTGATAAGTTTACATATATAAACCGTGTAATTCCTGATCTTACCTTTGACGGATCTACAAATCTTAGTAGCCCGCAAGCCACCTTTACCGTAAAGTCTAGGAACTTTCCGGGGGCTGGGTTTGATAACACAGCATCAGGGGACACGATACGAACAGCCGCGTCACCTGTTGAGACGTTTACAAACCAGTTGTTTTTGCGGTCTCGTGGCAGATCTTTTGCCTTGAGGATCGAATCATCAGCATTGGGTGCCCGGTGGAAGCTTGGTAGCCCGCGAATCGACGTAAGACAGGACGGTAGGCGCTAATGTCATCTAATCAAATTGCACCACCAAGATTACCAGAAGCTCCAACAGAGTATTCTGTGCAGTATATGTCTGATTTAATTCGTTCTCTTGAGTTGTTTATAGCACAAGAACGCAACCCCGGAGAGTTGCGCGGCACAAAGATTACATTGACTGATTTACCTACAAGTGCCACAGGATTAGAGACAGGTGCGCTGTTTAATGACAGCGGAACTGTGAAGATAGTGACATAAAAGCATTTTAACCGTATAATTGTACTGGTTTATGAGGAAATACCCATGGGACTTAATCTAGGAAAGCTTATAAAGCAAGCAGCGCCCATAGCCATAGGTGCGTTTATGCCCACTTCTGCTGGTATGAATCCTTTCATAACTTCGGCTCTTGCCTCTGGAATAGGTGGTATAGCTCTTGGACAAAAACCAAAAGATGCTTTAAGATCAGCGCTACTTGGTGGCATAGCTGGTGGAGCTATGAGTAAGTTTGCTCCCGGCGCTGAACAAACGGGCATTATGCAAGGTGCTGGTGCAGCATCACCTCCTGCAACAGCAGGACCAAGAAAATTTACGCCTAAAGGAACACCACCTCCTTCTTCGCCTCCTATTGCTCCTACAGGCACAACAATGAGTGGCAAGCTACTTGCTAAGTTTCCGGGTCTTGCAGGAACTGAAGATGATCCTAGCTTGTTGTTTAACATTTTAAACTCACAGCTTGGTGAAGGTTTGACGGCTGGTTTATTGGCGCAGCTTCTAGCTGGTGGAGATGAGGATGATCCACAATCTCTTGGCTCTTTTGAGCGCCGTGCATTTGGTGCGGGTGGACCCGGAGGCAAGTTAGGTGGTATCAACTATATGGCAGAAGGTGGAGATCCTATGTACTTTCCACGCCGTAATGGCGGTATAGGGCCGGGCGAGGGATCAGGAACAAAAGATGATGTTCCTGCTTTGCTGATGGATGGAGAGTTTGTTATGACCCGTGATGCAGTAAAGGGCGCTGGCGGCGGGAGCCTAAAGAAAGGCATAAATAACATGTATGACATGATGGACAATTTTGAGAGGATGGCGTAATGGCTACTCAAACTGTAGAACAGGTCCAGCGCCTAGCGCCGTACTTAGAAGGATTAGAAAAAAGGTTACTGCAAAGCGCCTTTGGTGAATTTGATGGCGATGAACAAACTAGTAAAGGTCTTCTTGATACCGCTCTTAATCTTCCTCAGTTCCAAGTAGCTGGTCTTGATCCACTGCAACAACAAGCATTGGCAGCAGCGCCACAAATGTTCGGCTCTTTCGCTCCTGCTCTCAGAACTGCATTAGGACAAACAGGTGCAAGCCAATTAGCATTGGGCGCTGGGTTGGGTTCTTTGATGGACCCTGCTACATCCATGGCGCGGTTCTTCAATCCATTTGAAACACAGGTTGTTGATCAGACTTTAGCAGACATTGCTCGTGCAGGAGATATTCAGCGTCAAGGTATTGGTGCTAGGGCCGTGGGCGCAGGTGCTTTTGGTGGATCCCGTCAAGGCATTGCAGAAGCAGAATTAGGTAGAAATGTACTGGATAGACAAGCAAAAGCAGCGGCTGCACTACGCAGAGGCGGCTTTGAAACGGCCCTAAAAGGCTCACAAGACGCCGCTCGTCTAATGGGTGGTCTTGGTCAAGCATTCGGTTCCTTGGCTGGCACAACGGCTGATATAGGCCGTGTGGGGTCAGAACTTGGTCGTGCTGACCTTGGTATGCTTACGCAGCTTGGTGACATAGGGCGCAACTTTCAATCTCAAGCACTTGAAGCTCAACGTCAAAATCTGTTGCAACAACAGCAAGAGCCGTTTACTAGATTGCAGCTTGGTTCTCAGTTGCTTAAAGGCACACCAAGCGGTAGCCTTGGATCAACTTTCAAATCTGCAACGACACCTGATACAAATCCATTCTTGGCTGGAATTGGTGCTTATACGGCTCTGCAAGGTATTAAGCCTAGCGGCGGCGCGTCTTCCAATTAGGAGATATATATAAATGGTTGCTTCAGTAAAAGGTTCTGGTATTGGTCAGGTAAAACCCATTGACATAGCATCAGGTGGTATTACTGGTCGTCCCACTTTCACACAGAATCTTCAAAGCATTGTTTCTGGTCAAGGTGTATTGCCTAACACAAATCCACTATCTCCAGTTCCGGGCGGTAGTAATATAGGATTAAATCAAGTTCCGTCCACAGGACTTCCGAATATTTTGCCATCTGAAACTGTGTCAGAATTAATGCAACCAGATAAAGGTCTTGGAGAAAGTATATTAGACGCAATAATCAAACCAGAGGCACAAACAGCTTTTGGTGATTTGGTAGATTCTATAGGGTCAATAGTGGCTCCAACAGATGGCTTTGGCAACTTACCACAACGCCGAATACTTGAAGAAGGTATGGATGGCCCAAGCCCAGAAGATTTAAAAGGTTCTTTAGCAGATCAGCAAGCTGCGGCTGGAAGGATGCGCGAACAATTTCCTAATAGAAGTGATGATTTTATTTATGGTGAAGGCTCTATAATTGAGGACTCTGCAAATAAAGGATTCAAAGCGGGTATGGATGGGCCTGAACCAGAAGATCTAACCAAAAATGAAGTTCCGGGCGCTGATAACCCAGCAAAAAAAGCAACTGTTAAAGCTCTTGATGAATACCTTAAATCAACTAGACCCGGTGTGGCTCCTCAAGATTACGCTGAATACATGAAAGAATTTGCTGATGCCACTGGTTTAGATATTTCTGGTCAGCCAGACAACAGTCAGGCTCTTATGGCTTTTGGTTTGGCCCTAATGCAAAACAAAGCTGGTAAAGGTTTTGATGTAGGTCAGATATTATCTGCAACTGGCGCTGCTGGTGAGAAAGCGTTGCCTGAACTTGCTGCTGCTCGTAAAGAAGCTCGTGCCATTCGCGCAAAAGCTGGAGAGTATGCGCTTGGTCGCAAGAAAGAAGATCAAGCCGCAGCTATGAATAGAGAAGGATATTACATTCTTCCTGCTGGTGCATCTGGATCACCACAAGCGTTCATTGATGCTGTGACCAACAATAGAGGAAGACACGAAAGATTGAATGCTTATGAGCTAAACTCACTTGACAAAAATGAAGAGTTCAATAAGCAGTATGATATCATCCCAGCGGAACGGTACGAAGCAGTAGTACAAGAGGTGATTAAAGCATCTAACAAAGGCAAAGATGTTAAAAGCTGGCTAGAAAGTCCCAAGAAAGTATCTTTGTTTGGTAGCGATGTAGACGCTCCAGAATGGGCAAAGGTAGATGTGTTCTACCGCAATCCAAATTCTGATGAACGTGGGCCAAACATGTTAGCAGAAAGCGGCTCTGCCGTTTTGAAAAGAATAGACTCTATTGAGCAAGGATTAATTAGAGAAGAGGCTAAGTTCAAAGAAGTTGCAGGCTTGTTGGAAACGACAGACATTAGCCAAGTAGATCAATTTGGCAATTTAATTGTTCAAACGGGAAGAAATCTTGGCATATTGGACGTTGGAGAAAAGGGTACGAATTTAGCTAGACTGAAATATCTCTTGAAAACCATTGAAGTCTCCAAGACAGCCACCATTCTTGGTGAGGCTGGTAAAACGTTGTCTGACGTTGATCGTCAGTTGGTCAGAGACATTGTTGGTCAAATTGATTTTGCCAATGCTGATGAAGGTCTTCTCAAGGACAAGATGAGAGAAATTTATAGCTTAGTTATTACTAAGGGCAAAAATAATATTAACGCCGCTAGAACAGCTTTGGCTGAAGACTATGGAGTAGGTGTAGGCACAGAACAATCCGCTCCCAGCGGGATGACTCAGACTGGAGAAGATTCTGAAGGTCGTCCCAAGTACAAACTTGATTAGGCCAAGAGGTAATTATGGGTGAGATATTAGTAGAAACCCCTCAAGGCGAAGTCATTGTAGAGATCGCCGGGTCTGAACCTACACCCGAAGAGCAACAAAAAATCAGAGCGGCTTTTTCTAGCGGTCCGAAACAACTCGCAACTGGGTCATTCGATGATCTGTTGGCTCAAGCAAAATCTGCAAATGTAAGTCAAGGATTTGATTACGAAACTGGCGCAGACTCTGGCCTTCGCGCCATGATGTCTTTTGGTGATATTGCAGAAGAGAGAGAGGCTATTCTATTAAAGGCCGTTGGCGAGGCTGGATATACACGAGACAATCAGGGGCGCTTGGCGCTTACGCCTGAAGGTCAAGAAATACGAGGCATGACTCCATCCGACAAAAACATTGTTATTGAGGATGAAGGATTTACTCTTGGTGATTTTGCTGATTTGGCAGGAATTTTACCAGAGACTATTGGAGCCATTACTGGCAGTATCTTGACCGCTCCAAGCATTATTGCGACTGCTGGTGGAGCGGCAGCGGGTGCCGCCGCTGGACAGGCTTTAGAAGAAAGCATAGAAACGGCACTGGGTATCCAAAAACAATCTTTGCCAGAGGTTCTTGCTGATGTTGGTCAAGAAGCTGCGCTCGCAGGTGTGGTTGATTTTGTTACGCTTGGAACATTCCGTGCTGGTAAAGCAATCGTTGGTGGAGGCGCAAAGCGTCTGTCAGCCGCTGGGGAGCCTGTGGATTCTGCGATGGGCCGTGAGCTTGTCGATAGAGACTACCGTCCAAGCTTGGAACGTTTGGGAGCGCCAACAATTTTATCCAAGGGCGCTAAGTTCGTTAAGGGCGCTACTGGTGACGTTAGTGATATTGTTAATAACACGACAAAAGCATTGGAAGAAAAAAGAGCATTCTTAAAAGCCTATAAAGCCATCAGTGCAGAAGAAGGTGGCGATGCTTTTATCGGCACAACCAAAAGAAAAATGGCGGAGCTTTCGGCGAAAGAGGCAGCCGCCTCTCGTAGTGCGCTGAAGGCCGTTCAAGACAGCATTGATTTTATTGGACGTTCAGTAGATGAAGGAACCGATATCAACAATGCAACTTTGAATGCGGTTACATCTGCTTTCAAAAACTTTCAAGAAGTTGCCGTATCAGAGTTCCGAGTCATGGATGACATGATTTCAAGATTGGAAGCGGGTGCTATTTCTGATGCCGTTTCAGTTAATGGCAAAACAAGAATTGTTCCTGTGGCTGGAATAAAATCTGCTGCTGATGGTTTGATTGAAACAACCGGATCTAAACAAGTTTTACCCGCCCCCGTGCAAATCGCATTAAAGGGAATCGAAGATTTGAACAAATCAGGCAGAGCTTCCTTTGAACAAATTGCCACACAACGTAAATTAATAAATGACGCGCTGTTTGAAACAAATCTTGGCCCAGCGGCAACTGAACAATTGTTCAGGCTTCGTGACGCTTTTGATACTTCTTTGTCAGCAGATTATTTAACTGCGAATATTAAAGGACTAAAAGCGCCGCAACGTAAGTTATTGAAACAAATAGAAGATCAACGTAAGAAAGCTAGAAATACTTATTCAACAGGCATGGATAAGTTCGATGATCTTCGTAAATTTGGAATTATTAGAGATATACGCCAAGCCACAAAAGATGGCAGATTTGACTCTGATAACTTCTTTGCAAAAATTGTTCGTAAAGACCAGCCAGAACGTCTTAAATCTGTGTTAAATGCCGTAGAAGATTCAGAGCTTGTGCGTGGTCAATTAGCTAGATCTTTTGTTGATGATGCAATGCAGCGCACTAGCGTTGATCTCCTTAATCCAGATCAATTCAATGGAGCGTTATTCCGCAATCGCATCACTAATATCGGGGATCCAACTGGGAAAGTGTTGTTTGGCGCTGATTGGCCTCAAGTAAAAAGCCTTGCGGATACAGTGGCTCAAGTTGGCACGAGAAACATTTCACGAGATGCTGTTGAAAACATTGTTCGTCTTGACGCCGACAAAGGCATTATTGAATCAATGAACGATTTAATTGGCGTTAAAAATGAAATAGGAAGACTGAGCCAAATAAAAGCAGTGGACAAGTTGAACAAAGGGAATCTTACCCCAGAAGAGGCTGTAGGAGATTTAATCAATTACAAGACAAAACCTGCTGATTGGAAAAAAATAGAAGAATTGTTCGCTAATGATCAAACTGCGCTGCAAGATGTGCGTAGATCTATGATTGAAAAAATTCTGAGTGCCGTAGATGAAGATGTGTTTACAAGCCCTAAAGCAGCAGCCACTTTGAAAACTGAAATTGGAAGATACGACCAGAGCGTGATGAAACAAGTTCTTGGTGAGCCTGTTTATGACAACATAAACAAGTTTGCTGACGAAATGATTTATCTTGGAGATGTCGGCAAGGAAGGCTCTATCGCGCAGGGCGCTATCACAGCGCAGCTTAGTCAAAACCCGGTACAAGCAGTGACTCGCGATCTTCGCATGAGAGGTATGGCTAAGTTCTTCTCTAACCCAGCGCTGATAAATTATTATGCTGGCAAAGGAACGTCCACTTCTATGGGTAATGTTCAAGGTGTCTTCAACGGAATTGGTAATGTTTTAGAGGCATCGGCAACAGCGATGACAGCCGGAAGACAATTTGGCATAAGGGCTTTTAACGAGCAATACAACAGAACAATGGATCGTCTTGACGCAGCCGCTAATCAACCAATAGCACCAGTAGCACAACCATCTGCGTCATCAGGACTTGGTTCAGTTGATGTAACGCAGCCGATACCACAAACAGGAACAATTGCACCTGTTCAACCGCAAGCATTTGATAAGAGTAAGATCCGTCAAATGGCAACAAACAACCCGGCGGTAGCAGAAGCTCTGGGCATTCGTGGAGCAACAGCAGGATTATTATAATGAACAAAGAACAATTGCGCGAAGAGCTTGCAGAGGACGAAGGCTGTAAATTTGAAATTTATTTGGATCATCTTGGCTTGCCTACGTTTGGTATAGGTCATTTGGTGACAGAGAACGACCCTGAGAATGGACATCCTGTTGGCACGCCTATTGATGAGGAGCGCGTGCGTCAAGTGTTCTCTTTGGACATTGCAGTAACCATAGAGGACTGCAAGGTTCTATATGACGACTTTGATGACCTGCCAGAAGAAGCACAGTTAGTCATTGCCAATATGATGTTTAATATGGGTAGGCCACGCCTGTCTAAGTTTAAAGGCATGAAAGCTGGCGTAGACGCTCGTGACTGGAACAAGGCAGCAGATGAGATGGTGGACAGTCGCTGGCATGATCAAGTCCCAAACCGCGCCAAGCGTTTGGTAAAGCGCATTAGAGATCTTGCTTAGTAGAACCCAGCCCCTTACTAACATATTTGCTCTCAAAAGCATCGGCAGTTAATTTACTTATTTGCTGACGCACGTTTCTGTGTTCGTCTTCAGCTAACTTTTTTAATCTATTATATGTTGGTAAATCCACTGCAACAGACTTGTATTGTGTTGTGTCAGCCATTATAATTTCCCATTAAGACCCATTGTTAAAGGCATATTATCATGTACACCCATAAACGCAAGAGCAAGTATGGCGCACGAAAGACTACATTTATGGGCATTACTTTTGACTCCAAATGGGAAGCAGAAAGATGGGGCGAATTAACAGCAATGGAACGCGCTGGGTACATTGTGAATCTAGAACGTCAGATACCTTATGACATCTTGGTGAACGGTATGAAGATATGTAAGTACGTTGCAGACTTTAGATATAGTCAAGTAGATGATTATGGAAATGATACTCAAATAGTTGAGGATGCTAAAGGTGTGGAAACGCCTGAGTTTAAATTAAAGAAGAAGCTAATGAAGGCTGTTTTTGATATAGATATTTACCTTTCTAAAAAAAATAAAAACAATTTTTTAAAAATCCCCTTGACTTGAAAAGATTGCATGGTTACTTTGCCTTCATGTTTAGCGACACATGGAGGTTTAGATGAACGCTATCAATAATCCAAATGATCTTTCCGCTGTATTTGAAAAGCGTGAAGATATCAAATCTAAAATAGACGATCTTCAAAAAGAACTGAAGATTGTCAATAATTCTATCAAAGAACAGTTCAATGACACTGCTATAATGCAACTTGCTCAAGAGGGTAAAGACTTTGGGCAGACCAGCATTAGTGTTGGTGATTTTAAAGTTACGCTTGATTTTCGTAAGAAGGTCTTATGGGATGAAACTATTCTGTTGCGTGTCCTCAACTCTTTGGATGAGGATACGGCTAAACATCTCGCTACTGTTAAATACAGTGTTGCCGAGGCAAAGTTTCAGAATGCCACACCAGAGATCAAGGCGTATCTGTCAGAGGCTCGTACTGTATCTTTACAAGGCGTCACTGTGGATATCAAGAAAGTGGAGGGCAACTAATGTTAAAGATTATTTCCGCAGAAGAAAGACTTGCCGAAAAGCGCGGTCACAAAATTGTGGTCGCTGGCAAGTCTGGTGTGGGCAAGACTTCTCTTGTTCGCACATTGGACATGGACAAGACATTGTTTATGGACCTAGAAGCTGGCGATGCTGCCATTGAAGGGTGTAAGGTTGATGTAATCAGGCCACGAACTTGGCAGGAATGCAGAGACTTTGCATGTTTTCTTGGTGGTGGTAATCCAGCGTTACATGAGGATCATCCATACTCTATGGCTCATTATGATTATGTTTGCCAAACGTATGGTGATCCGACAGCACTTCTATCTAAGTATGATACGATCTTCATTGATAGTATTACAGTTGCTGGGAGGCTTTGTTTTTCGCACAATCAAAATTCACCAGAAGCCAGATCAGAACGCACAGGCAAGCTAGACACTCGTGCAGTGTATGGAGCGCAAGGTCGTGAGATGATGGCATGGCTTACTCATCTTCAACATATTCGTGAGAAGAATGTAATCTTTGTCGGTATCCTTGATGAGAAGACGGACGATTATGGTCGTATTACTTTTGATCTTCAAATTGAGGGTGCGAAGACAGGGCGTGAATTGCCCGGAATTGTAGATGAGTTGATTACGATGACAACAATTCAAGCAGACGATGGAACTATGTTTAGGGCTTTCGTATGTACAACTTTAAATAGATGGGGGTACCCTGCCAAAGACAGAAGCGGCAGACTTGAAGAACTTGAAGAGCCGCATCTTGGCAAACTGTTTGAAAAAATGTCTGGCCCAAGACCAGAAGCTATGCAGTTTGTAAATCCAGTAACAGTTAATGACAAAGAAGAGGAAAAATAAATGCTTGATCTAAATAATGTTCCATCAATGGATGGTGGAGATAGAGACTTTGAACTTATTCCTGATGGGACTGTAGTAAGTGGTATCGTTAAATTGTCTGGCGGCACCATTGAAATTCCAGAATACGGTGCTGGGAGATATTTCAAAGAGTCTATGACAACTACTGCTAAATGGCTGCCTATAGAATTGACAATAGTAGGCGGTGATTTTGATAAGCGTAAAGTGTGGCAGAATATCTTTGTTGATGGTGATGCCAAAGATGAAAATGGCATTTCTAAGGCAAGAAAGATTGGTCTGAACACTATCAAACAGATGGTTGATAGTGGCTTCAATATCTCTCCTAAAGATGAGAGTGAAAATGCTAGGGCTAAACGTGCATCTATTCAGGGTGTGCATATGCTTAATGGTATGAATATATCTTGCACGTTAGGTATTGAAAAAGGTCGTGATGGATATCCTGATCGTAATAAGATTAAGACTGTCTTGACACCAGACTCGCCTAATTATATTTCAAGTGGTAACGTTGTTACTGGTTCTGCTACGCTTACACCGCCAGCACAACCAGCACAAGCACCCACTGCTCCTGCAACACCACAACATGGAGTAGAACCATCATGGGCGCGGTAAAATCATTGTGGCAGTTTATTAGTGGCAATTGTGAAAAGAGCAAGTCACTAAAACCTCTTAGCGGCAAACCTTCAGAGGTCGCTAAACTCGGTAGGGGGGACGCCGAGGCCGTAAAGTCCCCCATTAAAATTGATAAAGATGTTCCTTTTTTCTGTGCTAAGACATTGCGTCTTATGTCACGCAAAAAAGGCGTTACTGTTGCAGAGGCATCAGAGGCCACTGGGAAAACTAAGGGGTCTATTTATCAAGAGATAACTCTTATCAAGAAGGCTGGATACAAAGTCTACAAACACTATGAGAAGGCATCTCGTTCTCACAGGTACACGTTGGGCTAGACAATGATCCTGCGAGAGTATCAGAAGATTGCAATCGATGACGCTTCTGATGCACTTGATAAGCACGGTAACACTTTAGTCGTTGCGCCAACTGGAGCCGGAAAGACAATCATGCTCTCCGCTCTGGTTGGCAAACGCCATAAGAGTTCACAAAATGTGCTTATCTTGCAGCATCGTGACGAATTGGTTTCACAAAATTCCAACAAATTTCATCGTGTCAATCCATCCTTGAGCAGCAGTGAAGTAAACGCCGCTCAAAAGGATTGGTCTGGTGATGCTGTATTTGCAATGGTTCAGACGCTATCCCGTGAGAAGAACTTGGATAATATGCCCAAGCTTGATCTGATCGTGGTGGATGAGGCGCATCATACTATTGCAGATACATATCAACGTATCATTAAGGCCGCTAAGAAGGCCAATGAGGGGGTGCAGATCGTTGGCTTTACAGCCACACCCAACAGAGGTGATAAGAAGGGCTTACGGGACATCTTTACGAACTGTAGCCATCAGATAGAAATCTCTACATTGATACGCGAGGGCTTTCTCGTACCTCCCAAGACATATGTGATTGATGTTGGTGTGCAGGACGAATTGCGTCAGGTACGAAAAGCCATATCTGATTTTGATATGGCGCAAGTCGAAAGCATCATGAATCGCCGCGCAATCAATCAACGTGTGGTTGAGGAGTGGGATGCAAAAGCTGGTGATCGTCAGACTATTGTATTTTGCTCTACCATCAAGCATGCCGAAGATTTGTGTAAAGAGTTTATAAGGTATGGCATTGATGCAGCAATGGTCACGGGTAATACAGATAAGGATAAACGCGAACAAATATTAAGAGATTTAAGCAACGGCAATATTCAAGTCGTTGTCAATGTGGCTGTTCTTACAGAAGGTTTTGATTCACCTCCTGTATCCTGCATCGTTCTTACTCGTCCTTGCTCTTATAAAGCCACCATGGTTCAGATGATTGGTCGAGGCTTACGCACGGTAGACCAAGAAGAATTTCCGGGCGTAGTTAAATCAGATTGTATCGTCATGGACTTTGGTACGTCTGTGTTAACACACGGCTCACTTGATGATGCTGTTGATCTGGATGGCAAACAAGCAGACGGTAATGGTGAGGTTCCTGTAAAAATATGTCCTAGCTGCAAGGCGGAAATACCTCTTGGTGTTAAAGAGTGTCCTCTCTGCGGTTATGAAGGCGAGAAGCCAGATCCAGAGATACTTGATAATTTTGTTCTAACTGAAGTTGATCTAATGAACAGATCGCCGTTCCGTTGGATCGACTTGTTTGGTACAGGCGCGTGTTTGGCTGCCGCAGGATTTAATGGCTTTGCTCTTATCGCCGAAGTCGATGGACTATGTATGGCTATCGTGAAGAAGAACAAGGGCAAAACCAGAGTGATCAGCATCGGTACTAAGCGTCAGGTTATGGCGGCTGCTGATGACTTCATGAGACAAAATGAGTCTGGTGATACTGCAAACAAAACCAAGCGTTGGCTGAATGACTCTCCTAGTCAAAAGCAAAGAGATCTATTGGCGCAACATGGAGTGGTGGTAAGCGCATTAGATTTTTCTTGGACCAAGTATAGGGCTGCTTGTATGCTCAATTATGTTTGGAACAAAAGATTTGTAGACAATATTGTTTACAACATAGTTACAGAGAAGCAGAGCGCATGAACCGTGGTGAAGTAACATTTAACGTACTATTCAAGGAAAATGTCTCCATGGAGGCATCATACTTTATGATGTGTGGGGATCCAGAAGACATGAGCGAACTACAAGAGGCGATTACTAAGCTTCTTTGTAAGATAATATCAGGAAAAGAAGATGATTTTGTCAGGGCTGAAGCAGTCATAGATATACAAGATCAACCTAATTATTATTGTGCTACATTTGAAAATTTAGAAGGGCCAGAAGGATGGGCAAGCAGGACAGTGCATTAAAACAAGTAGGAGAATTGTTCGGCAAGATTGGATGGGACAGACGACTTGTTGAGTTAGAAGAACACGAAGTAATAGCCATGGTGGTGATTATAAAGGAAATAGAAGGGCTAGAAGATGTGTACGCAGAAGAATACCTTACAGAACTTTTTAACAGGTACAATCCACCAACAAAAGCCGCAGCAGAAGTTCCCTTCTGATGCTGATAACATAATCAAGGAACTTGATCGGGCTATTGTTGAGAAGGAAGACAAACAACCAAAGCGTAAATATCTTGGCGCTTCATCTCTTGGCGACTCCTGCACAAGAAAACTTCAATATAGGTACATGAATCATCCTATTGATGAGGGCAAAGGATTTCCTGCGAAGACATTACGAACATTTGCTCTTGGTCACACAATCGAAGACATGATGATTATGTACTTTCGTGACGCTGGATTTGACCTACGCACAGAAAAAAGAGGCGAACAATTTGGTTTTGAGACTGCTAACGGCGAAGTCCGTGGACATATTGACGGTGTAATATGTAGCGGTCCATTACACCTCTCGTATCCCATGTTGTGGGAATGTAAGTCTGCCTCCGAAAAAAAGTTTAACGAATTTGTTCGTAAAGGCGTGGCGGAAGCTAATCCAGTTTATGCAGCGCAAGTGGCTCTTTATCAGGCCTACATGGATCTGACAGAAAACCCATGTGTGTTTACGGTTCTCAATAAAAACACTAGCGAGATCTATATAGAAATGGTTCCGTTTAACGCTGAGTTGGCTCAATCAACAAGTGATAAGGCTGTAAACATATTGAAGGCAACGCAAGCTAACGAGATATTACCAAGAGTTGCACAGAACAATGATTACTTTGTGTGTAAGTGGTGTGAGTTTCGCAACTCTTGTTGGCAAAAAGAAGGGGTGGCATGAACCACCCCATAAGTAAAAATAATGCTTGATGAGGTACAATATAATGAGTGTGGTGAGGTTTGGCAATACTACATCTAGTAGATCAGCGCATGATCTAGTCGAAGACATTTCGCGTAAAGTTCCAAGATCTGAACAAATTCGGATCTTACAGGACACGTTTCCTGCTGGGCGCATCCATGGAAAAACATTTTACATCGGATCGTTGCTTGGTGATCCGGGGCAATCTTTAAAGATAGACATTGATCCACAATCCTCGCACTTCATGCAAGGGCAAGATTTCAACGGTGGCGTTGGTATCGGAGGCATCGTCAAGATATTGATGGAAGCTCGTGGCATGAAGATGACAGATATTAAAACAATGTTTTCTGATTATCTTGATAACGCAGAGCCGCAAATTGTTCGGGATAATGCGCCAGTCGAAAACCCAATACGTCCTCAATATAATATTAACTCTCCATATGATGCTGAGTATACATACACAAATGCTGATGGCGAGGTGTTGGTTTCTGTTAGGCGTTACAACGTCAAGGACATAGCTGGCAATCCCATGCTTAATACCAAGGGCAAGCCGAAGAAAGAGTTCAGGCCATTTGTTGAGGGATCTGCATACTCTAAATTTCCTGACATAAGGCCATTGTATAACATACCAAATATCATGGCATCTGATCGTGTTGTATGGGTAGAGGGCGAGAAATGTGCAGATGCTTTGAACCATGCAGGGTACACAGCAACATGTACAATTGGCGGTGCAGGAGCGCTCACAAAGAAAACAGCGCCACAGTTCGACTTCTCTCCGTTGCAGGGCAAAGAGCTAATCCTATGGCCTGACAATGATACAGGCGGTAAGCGTTTAGCGGATCTTATTCAGGATTTGGCTTTAGCTGCTGGTGCAAAGTCGGTCACAATGCTGACGCCACCCATGGGTAAACCAGAAGGCTGGGATGCTCATGATGCTCTTAATGAAGGCTTCAACATAGAAGAGTTCGTTAATGCCAAGGCAAAGATTACCAAGACAAATATTAATCTGCTTGATAACTCGTTTCTTGTTAGTCGATTTGAGGGACAAGCACCAGAACAAAAGTTCTTGATTGATGCAACATTCCCGTTGGGTGTTCCTATATTGTTTGCTGCTGCTGGTGACGCTGGTAAAGGCATGATGACGTTGGACATGGGCATGAAGATCGCATCGGGCAAACCTATGACTACTGCTTTTGGTGGGCTGGTTAAAGAGTTCGGTAACGTGGTGATCTTCACTGCGGAAGATGATGAAGCTGAGATGCACAGAAGGGTTGAGAGACTTGATCCTTTTGAAGAGCGTAAGAATTATGCTCATGATTTAAAGGTTGTTTCATTACCCAATGTGGGTGGTGTGTTTGCTATCTTGAATGAGGTCGGGGGTGAGTTCGGCACAACTGAAGAGTTTGAGAAGATATACGAACAAATCATACAGATGAATAATTTGAAGTTAATCATATTCGATCCACTCGCATCTTTTGTACATGCTGATGTAAATGCTGATCCTGCTGCTGGTGCTGCTCTTACTGGTCTTCTGGCTAGGATCGCTACAGAAACAGGTGCATCTGTACTGGTTTGTCACCACATGACGAAGATTAAGGATGATGCAGTGGTCAAGACACCAGAGCAAGCTCGTAATCTAATTAGGGGTACAACCGCTCTGGTTGATGGTGTGAGATCATCATTTGCCATGTGGCAGGTGGATACAACTCGCGGCAAGAAAACATGTGAACGACTAGGCCTTCCATATCAGCGCAATAGCTGCTTTGACGGCGCAGTTGTCAAGTCAAATGGTCCTGCTTCTCGTGACATAAGACACTTTGTTCGGGATAGCATGACGGGTCTACTCAATGATCGCACAGATGAGATCAAGGCTCTTGGCACTGGATCTGCTCTTGATATGCGTCTGGACGCTATGGCTGATTGGATTATTCAGTGTGAGAGAGACGGCATTGCCCTTACCCATATGAGTGGCAACAACGGTGTACATAAGAGATCTGAGGACGCTGATGCTCCTGAGATATTACAAGGCATCGGGAAGCAAACATTGGAAGGGTATGTTCGTAATTTACAGCAAGCAAGGCGCATTGATAAGTTTCAACTCACAGCCGCTGGTGGTAAAATATGGTTAGGTTCCGTGAACGGTCCAATGAGTCGGGGAGAGTATGAGCCTGTAACAGCAAGAGATAATATATAAGGAGGATTGAATGTCAAAATTGCCATATCGTAGACCATGTGTAACTGAAGATGTCGGGATGGGTTTGTCTGTTACAGTTAGTTACCACCCGGAAACGGGAGAGGCATGCGAAGTATTTATGTCGGGTCGGGGTAAGGCATCGGACAATCCTATGCAAGAAGCTTTGTATAATCTCGGAGTCAAGGCATCAAAGTTAATGCAACACAAACCTTTAGCTGCTGAAGAAGAAGAGCAGCAGGCGTCTAACCAGTAGAATTGTTCGTGTTATGAAACATCCGCCGCAGATTTTGATTCATCCGTACCCGGATCATATCTTGATTACGATTGATGGAGTCCAATATCGTAAGCCAATGAAACCAGAACAAATGCTCTGGTTGTCGAAACTGCTGCTCAAAGAAGTGTTGGAAACATACAGAGAGGACGACAATGGCAAGACATTATCGCTACATGTATGAAGGTAAGAATGCAGGATGCTCTTCTATCCATGGAATGGACCAAGCTTATGAGAAAGAAAAGGCGGCGAGTAAGCTGGCTTGGCAAGAGGCCAATGCAAAGCTACCTGATGATGCTTTCGCTGATGATGTAGAAGATGATGACACTAACCCTTATCGTCCGAATGTAACGTGGGTTCCGAGTAAGTCCGTAATGGACATGTAAAATTAATGCTTGACATATAGCAATCATTGCTATATACTACTCATATCGTTAATCCTCTAACCGGGGCCGTGGCCCTAGAAAGGTGGTCGATATGACCAATACAAAACCTAACCTTATGTGGCTGGAAATTGAATACACAGCCGACACTCAATTGCTGAAAGAGAGAATTGATAAATTAAATCAATTCGCATCCAGCGCTGGTTTGTTATTTGAGGGACAAGAGTTCTTCTTATATGAGCATAAGGGGCAAAAATATTTTGGCTTCCAAACTGGCTCATCCGGTACGTTTACTCATAGCTTAGATTGGGGGCATTGGTTTAATCTTGATTATCATGCCGCAAAGAATGCTCCGACATTGGAGGAGTTAGTACACGGTTAATATTATGCCCGTTAATTCGACTTAATTAGCGGGCATTTTATTTTTTTGCTTGACACTATGCAAACACTACATATATAAACTATATATCACTATCAAACAAAAGGTAAAAACAATGTGTAAAGAAATGGATAAGTTGCTTAATGACGCAGCTAATAAAGGCTGGAAGGTTTTGAAGCGTTACGAAAATGATGACGGTTGGCTCACAGGAAATAAAATTGAGTACGTTGTTTTAATGAAGGGTGTTGGGTGCTTGGCAAAGTTTGCTCATGTTCACTTAGCACAAGGATGCACCAATTCTCATTTTTTACGTCAATGTGAAAGTGGTGGCTCAGCTTATTGGGAAGCTGAATAGTATTACTTAGGGCGGTGGCTTAACTGCCCCGCCCAACAGGAGGTATGAGACATGGATAAAAGTTATTTTAACTTCAACACAGATGGTCAGTATGGCGCATTTGTAATCCCTGAAGATGTTCACAATAAAATTGGTAAGATCTTACTCAAGTGGCTCGCAAGCGAAGGACATGAGGGTGTTGATGATATGACATTGTATGTGAGTGGCGAAGCGAAGAAGGAGTCACAGAAAAATGGATAACGATCAGATTAATGAGTTGCGGAAGATGAGTCGTGTGGACGTTGCTTACATGTATGAAGAGGTTCACGACATCTTAAACAGCAAGGATTGGGCAGAGCAGTCATACAAGGCTTCAAGGCTGTTGGACATGCTGGCTCACAATTTTAATGTAGATACAGGCCACAAGATTGGCACTGTGGTGGAGTTGTAAGATGAAACGTAGCATTACAATTTATCGCACACCCACAGATGAGTGGTGGGCAAAGACGCTGGAGAATTTGTGGGTCACAGTTCTTGAGGGCGGCAGTAACTATTGGATTGAAAGTGTAGATTATCATGGCTTCACAAAAGATGAGAAGCAATACAGCATTAAGAAAGGCGTAGATTTGTTCGCAAACTTTCCTGTCACGTTATATGACGGCGAAGAGTTGCACACGACACGAACATTTGACGTTATGTATCAAGGCATCA